GTGGTCGTGTAGGTGTTCAGAGCGGTCCAGGTGTTGGCGCGGGCGAAGAGATTCGTGTTGTTGATGAAGAAGCCGGAGCTGACATTGACCGTGCCGGCGTTCTGGTCGTTGAGGCCGGCACTGGTCATGCCGACCATCAGTCCACCGCCGGCGGCGCCCGTAGAGATACCGTCGCCGAGCCGCATGAACTCGGTGGGCACATCGCCCCGCGCCGTGCGGAAAATCAGGTTGGCGTTGTTGCCGCCCGCCGCGCCACTGCTTGAGGCGATGTAAGCCGCCCGCAAGCCTGCCGCTGCGAGGTTCGGCATGAACTCGAGCGCCACCTCGGTGTTCGCCGAGCCGCTCGTATTGCGGAATGACGCGACGACGGATTGACCACCGGCCACTGCCGGGGGCGCGAAGATGTTCAGCGCCTGGTAGGTCTGGACGGCTGTCCAGGTGTTGCTCTTGGTGAGCAGATTCTGCGCCGGCTCGAACGCCCGCCAGCCGTCGAACCCAGGCCAGATCAGCGCGCCCTGGCCGCGCACGAGCGCCATCGTCGCGGCGCCCTCGATCAGCTCGGCGCCGTTCGGGTCGAGCGTCAGCGTGCCCGTCCCGATGTTGCGGATCAGGTAGCCGGCGGTCGACGCGCCGAGCGGCGGCAGGTCGAAGGTGATCGCCCCTGCAGCATTGCCGATGAGCGGCGAGCCGGCGTCGGTGGGCAGCACGCCATAGCTCGAGGTCTTGACTTGCTCGGCACCAGAGAAGAGGCCGAGGGCCGAGCTCGCCGGCACCTTGCCGAACGTACCGTCCGGCAGCTGCACCGCGATGAAGCCGGTCGACAGCGAGCCCGAGAGGCCGATGTCGGTGTAGTCGAGGGCGAACGACCAGACACCGCCGTTCTTCTCGACGGCGATGCCGACGCCGGCGTTGACCCGAGTCGGAAACTTCGGGAGCACCCGGCCCGAGAGATTGATCGTCATGGTGTCACCCCGTCGATGATGCTCTGCGTGCATTTGAAGATCGTGCAGGCGTCGTCTGGGTCGCTGGAGCTCACCGCCGCGAAGCCGACGTTGTAGTTGGCCGGCGCGCATCGCCGCATCCGCGACGGCGCGATCGTGATCTGCGCCACCCCGAGGCCGACCGCGACGACCTCGCCGCTATCGGTCGAGGCATTGATTGAGGTGCCGTCGTAAAGGTCGTTCACCGGCGTCATCGTGAAGTACAGGTCGATGCCGGAGAGATCCATGAGCTCGCCGGTCTCGTCGAAGATCTCGACGGTCATGTCGTAGGTCGCGCGGTTGGTGACCTGGGGGAGAGTGCCTGTCCAGAATGTCATAGCTTGATGAACCAGGTTCCGAGCATGCCGGGGCTGATGGTGGTCACCGCCGAGCCGCTGCCCTGCGAGCCCGACGCCACCGCGGTGCCGTTGGTGTGGATGTTCGCCGCGCCGGCGCCGCTCTGCACCGTCGTGGTGTTGGCCACCGTGTGAGTGTGCGCAGGCAGCTGGGCTGTCGACAGCGTGACGTTCTGCACGCCGCCCGACGCACCAGGCACGACGCCGCTCGGCGCGAAGGTCGCGGCAGTGATGCGGCCGATCGCGGTGTTGCCCATGTCGTCGAGGCCGAAGAGGCCACGGCCGCGGAGGTCGGGCAGGCCGATGCGCTTGTTGGCGCCGAAGTCGGCGACGGCCGAGGCGCCGCGCCCGCCGGAGACCGGGCAGACCGTGTCGGAGAGATTCAGCCACAGGAACGCGAAGAGGGCCGCGCAGTCGGCGTTCGCCCTCTCGGTGGCGCCGCTGACCGCGTTGCCGATGGTGCGCGCGTTGGCCCGCACGCAGCCGCTCCTCGTCGTGTTGGCCGGTTGCCAGAAGGTGTCGCCGGTGATGAACAGCGCCGAGGGGTCGACCGGCGAGCCGCCACCGCCACCGCCGCCGGTGCCGATGATCGGCATCACGATCAGGCTGATCAGCTCGAGACCGTCGGCGTCGGTGACGCGGTGCCGGTAGAAGCTGCTGACGCTGTCGTCGAGGTAGACCGCCGGGAAGCGTCCATAGCCGTCCGCGACGACCGGCTGGTTCCACGGCACGCCGAGGGCGTAGTCCTGATAGACCGTGATCGGGGTCAGGGTTGCCGCCTGGTAGAAGTAGGCCAAGCTGCCAGGCGACGGCGTGCCGTCGTTGTTCAGCACCTGCTGCTGGCTGATGTGCCACAAGCCGCTCATTGGCCCCCCCTATTGCCGCCGGCACCCCAGCCGAGGCCTGTTGCTGCCGGTCGATTCAATCGCATGTCGAAATGTTCCGGCGTGGCGACGCCGGCCCCGAGGACTCCGCGACTGATGAATCGCTCGAGGTTTCTGAGGATGGCCGGCGAGTGCGCGATCATGTTGATCGCTGCCTCGTAGCGAGCCGGATCGTCGCTCATCAGCAGTTCGGCGATCTTCTTCGCCCCTGTCTCGCGGATGGTCCCGGCTTTCTTCGCCAGCCCGCGCCCAACCGCGCCGGCCCCGGCGGCAGCGCCGGCGGCGGCAAGATGCTTCAGGTCCATACCCCCATGGGCGATTAGCGCTGCAGCCGTCAGACCGCCGCTGCCGAGCGACCCACTGCCTATGACAGTCGGCAGGTGTTGCTGCACGAACTGGCGGACGGTGGTCGAGTTGCCGCTCACCGCGCCCTTCATGCGGTCCATCATCTTGGTCACCTGCAGGTGCGCCATCAGCTTCTCGGCGGCGTCGCGACCGAGAACCGCCTCGAGCTGCGCCTTGGCCTCTGGCGACTTGGCGAAGTTGACGATGATGTTGCGAGCGTTGCTGGTGTCGCGCAGCTGACCGACGTAGTGGCTCACCCAGTTGGCGCGGAAGAAGGCTCGATCCTCCGGCGTCATCTTCGCCTGGGCGCGACGAAGGTCGATCGCATCAGAGTTGCGCGCCGCCATGGTGCTGCCGAGCTCGCCGGCGTCCTTTGCTCCGAACAGGCTCTCTGCCACCCCGAGCGCGTCGCCATACTCCGGCACCTGGCGGATCAGTTCGCCGCGCAGCGCCTGCCGATAGTCGTTGAGGATCCGCGCCTCGTTATTGTTGCCGGCGCGCTTGGCCGCATTCCAGGCGTCGTCGATCTCACGCTTGACCTGGTCCCAATAGGCGAGCGTGGCCCGTGCCCGAGTCGGATCGCGGACGCCACCGCCGGCGGTGCCGAGATGCTCCCAGACCTGGCCGCCCGTCGCCCGAGCTGCAGTGTTGCTCCTGGCGAGCGCGTCGCGGCCCTTCTCCATGAATTTTCGGAAGGTCGGATCGCTCATGAGCTCGCCGATCGGCGGCGTCATCTGGATGCCGACATCGCCCTTCTCGTAGGCGCGATCGTAGTAAGGCTTGCGCGAGGTCTTAGACGCCAAGGCCAGGCGGTCGTCGAGACCGCGGCCGGTCTCCTGGCCCATGCCGCCGGTGTGCCGCTCGATCGCCGCCTCGAAGTCATCGCCTTGTCGGGCGAAGCGCGGCCCGGTGACGTCCTCGATCGTGTTGCGGGCATCGCCGGAAACATTCGCCGAGGCCCGCGCCAGATCCTGGGTCGTGGCTCCGCCGACGTTCGCGCCGCGCTTGAAGGCGCCGGCGAGCTCGCCTGGCTGACCAGTGCCGACGTTGCGGGCGGTGGCGATGTCGGCGACGCGGAAGTCATGCCCCTCGGCCTGCCGATCGCGCATGAACTGCAGCTGCTCGGCGTGGCTCATGTTGGGCAGGTCTTTATCGATCGCGCCGACAACCGCACCAGCGGCCGCTCGATCAGAGCCCCGCTGAAAGGGAGCCATTATCTTGCGGGCACCCCAAGAGAGAGCTTGGCCGACCCCCTCGCCCACCGGCCCAGCTACCAGGCCCTCGGCTGCGCCGCGGAGGATGTCCCCGGAGCGCGCCGCGATGTCTGGGCCCTCACCCTTGCCGCCCCCATAGATGCCGCCATAGGTGGTGCCGGTGGCGGCCGAGTTGACCACGCGCGGCGCGACGCGACCGCCGACGCCGAGATACTCCGCCGCCTTGACCTCGGGCAGCGCGGCAGCACTCAAGCCCGCGCCGCCGAGCTCCAGCGCCGCCGAGGCCACCGGATGCTGCTTGCGGTACTCCTCGAGCCGCTGGTTGCTCGCCTCCTCGGTACGAGCCTTGGCGGCTGACGCCTCTTCACCGCGGGCCATGCCCATCAGGCCGCCGATCAGGCCGGAGATCTCGCTCAGCCAGCCAGCAGTGACGCCCTCGAGAGCAGGCCCCATCGCCTCGGGGGTCATCCAGGAATAGTCGGGCGGTTCCTGCGGCCCTCCGCCAGGAGCTCCACTGCGATCGAGCGGCGGCGGCGCCGTGTTGGCCATCGATGGGTCGACGTTCGGCTGAACCACGGCGCCACCACCGTCGCCACCGGCTCCAGGGGCTGACGGACCCGGAGCAGCAGCTGGAGGAGCTCCACCACCACCACCACCTGCAGCGCCGGCGCGCAGCTGCAGGATCTCCGGCGGCGGTTTCTCGGAATCGTACTTGAGCCACGTCCCGTCAGGCAGCTTGCTCTGCACCATTCCCATTAGAGGCCTCCCAGCTGCCGGCGCTGCATGGCGGCATCGAGGGCGCGCTGAGCGAGCATCGAGCGCAGCTCGTCCTCGCGAGACCGCACCGCGAACGGATTCGGGTAGGGCGTCTGAGCTCCCATCGGGGCGCGGGGAGTAGCCGCACGGCTAGTGTCGACGCGACCAGCCGAGGAGCCGGAGCGGAAGCCGCCAGTGTCGACCGAGACCGGATAGTTCGGGTCGTTGGCCATGATCGGCGTGCGGTTGAGCATGGTGTTGGCGAGCCGGCTGGGGCTCGTCGCACTGAACGCCGGCTCGCCGGCGACGCCGGTCGTGTCGAGGCCGCGGCGGAGCTCGGCCGCATAGTCGCGAGTGCCTGTGGCGCCGCGCGAGCCGGGAGCTCCCCCCTCGTCGCCGACGTACATCGACCGGTTGCCCTGAGGCTGCGCAGAGAAGCCGCCACCAGGCGAGAAGCTGATATCCGGCCCGCCGGTACGAGTCGGCGGCAGTGTTCCACGTGGAACAGCCGGCACGCCGGTCGTGTCGTAGGGCAGTCGCCGGCCGCCGGCGGTGAGGGTGGCGTCGCCGCCCTCCGAATAGGTCGGGCCGATCTTGTTGGGGTCGGGCCGAGCCCGCGGCGTCGGCACCTCGGCCGCCGTCGGCGGTAGTCGCAGCGTCTGGCCTGGCTGCAGGGTGCGCGGGTTGCGGATGCCGTTCATGCCGGCGAGCTGCCTCGCCATGTTGGGGTCGCCGTAGCGCTCGACGGCGATGTCGAAGAGCGTGTCCCCCGGCATGACGGTGTAGGTCGCCGGGTCGTTGCCGGTGCCGAGCTGCAGGCGCGGGTTTTCGCGCGGCGTAGGAACGTCCGCCACGGGGCCTGGGGCGGCCGTAGGCGGCGTTGCCGGCCTCGGGGGTGCCGCAGTAGCCGCCGGCGCCGGCGCGGCCCCTCCAGGGGCCAGCTGGGCCTCGCCAGGCCGCAGCGTGTTGCCCGAGGCCGCTCCCTGGCTCGACTGCCAGCGCTCATAGGCCGCCTGGCCCATGGGACCGTACTTCTGCACGACGAAGTCTCTGGCGTCCTGGGGGAGGCTGTTCCAGGGGATCTGGCCGGATCGCAGCGCGTCCAGATCCATCATGCCGCGCGAGGTGTCGAAGTCGGTCTTGGGGCCAGCGCCTGCTGCAGGGATGGCGGTGCGCTCGCCCATGGCGGCAGCTGCTCCGGCCGCGCCTGGCTCCGCCTCCGCCGGCGCATAGCCGAGCGCGTTGCGGTTCGCGATGTTGCCGAGCGCCGCCTCTCGCGTCGTCGGCGTCGGTGGAGTGCGCACGGCCACCGCGGTGCCGCCGGCACCACGCGGCGCCGCCGAGCCGATCCGCCACATCGCCTCGCGATCGACCGGTCCCGTGCCGCTAATCGTCTCGCGCAGGCCGGGGACGTCGCGCGCCGCCCGGTGCGCCGACGTCAGCTGCATATGATTGTATTCCTTCGGGTTGCCGCTGTAGCCCTTCGCGCCGTAGCTCATGTACGGGTTGGTCAGGCCGGCAGCGTTGGCGATCGAGAACCACTTGCGGTTCTCCGCCGAGCCGAGCGTGCCGACGCCGGCGAAATCACCGGCCAGGCCGTAGGCGTGGAACGACTGGTACTTGTCGCTCATGCCCTTGACGCCGAGCCGGGTCGCGACATCCGGCGGCCGGAAGGCAGAGAACAGCCCAGCGTTCTTCAGGCCGGCAGCTCGTGCCGCCGAGACCGCATTGGCTGCGGCCACCGCATAGTCGGGGTTGAGATTGTCGATCGCCTTGTCGAGGCCGATCGCGCTCATGGTGCCGCCTGGCGAAGCGGTCGTGCGCAGGTAGTTGCGCGCGTCGGTGATGCCGGCCTCGCTGTCGCCGGTGAACGGCATCGATCCGACATTGCGCGTCGGCGTCGGCCCTGCAGCTGCAGTCGGCGCCGGTAGCGAGCGCATGGCGGTGTCGGCCCGCAGCGTCTCGGCATAGCCGCCGCCGGCGGGCGAGCTCGAGGGCATCGACATCAGGGTCGCCGGCGAGCTCGGCCGCGCCGTGGTCACGCCGCGATAAGGCGTCGCGCTGGTGAACTGCGATGAGCCGGCAGGAGGGTTATTCGGATAGTCGACCATGAGCTCCTCCTACGGCCCGATCGGCACGATCGGAACGTTCGGGTCCGGTTCGGTCATGCGGTAGGGGTCGGGTCCGAACAGCTGGTCATCCGGCCCGAAGCTGACGATCGCCTGGGCCGGATCCATGCCGCGGGCCTTGGCGAACTCGGCGGTGCCGGCCGACTCGATGTCGTACTGCTTGCGATATTCGACGAGCCGGGAGCGCGCCTCGCGGATCATCCGCTGCTTGGTCTCTGCGCTGAGCGTGCCGCCCTGGCCGAGGATCCGTTCGAGCTCGCCCTTGAGGTAGTCGGGGACCGATTGGCTGTTCTCGATGGTGGCGCGCTCGCCGTTCATCACCACCGAATCCGGGTCGAAGATCTTCGCCATGCCGTAGATCATCTGCAGGCTGGCGATCTGGTCGTCCTTGTTCGCCGCCGCAGCCATCGAGCGATAGACCGGCGCGGATTCGGCGACCTTCTTGTAGGACGGCAGATCGCGCTGGCTCTTGCGCAGGTTCGCCAGGTTGTCGGTCTCGGCGTTCTTCGCTGCGAGCATCTGCGCCGCGGTCAGCGAGCCGCCAACCGGCAGGCTGGGATCCTGCACGACCTTGCCCGAGGGATCGATCATCAGACCTGACTTGCCGGCCTCGATGACGTTCTGCTGGCGTTGCACTTCGAGCTGCCCGCGGCGGATCTCGTCGAGGGTCTTGTTGTGCTCTTTCTCATAGCCGAAGGCCTCGGTCTTCAGCTTGTCGGCGGCGAGCTCGCGGGCGTAGTCGCGATTGCTCTGCAGGGCATCGCCGATCGAGCTGAAGCCCTTGAACATCAGGTCGGCGTAGTTGGGCTGCGCCGGCAGGCCGAGGCTGATGTTGGGCGCGCCGATGCCGGCTTGGAAAGCGGCCATCAGTAGACCTCCTTGTCGGGCTGTTTGAGGCCTGCGGCGTAGTCGCCGTTGCCGCCGCCGGCGGCAGCTCCGGCGCCCACCGCACCACCGAGCACCGTGGCGAGCGGCAGCTCGCGCCGCATGACGCGCAGCACGACCTCTTTCGGATCCATGCCGATCAGCTTGCCGGTGACCGAGGCGCGCTCCTGGATGAGCTGCACGATCGACTTGGGTGCGCTGTCGAGGCCGGTCTTGTTGCCGTAGACGAACCACATGAGCGCCTGGGCCTCGCCAGGCGAGACGTTCAGCTTCTTGGCAACGTGGCGGGTGACGTCGGCGACGACGCCATACTCGGTCTGCCGGTACTGCTTGTTGACCGTGTGGCCGGTGAGCTTGTCCTCGACGTCGGTGGCGACGTTGAGCGAGCTCGGATCGGCCGCGTAGCGCGCCCGCGCCTCCTTGGTCAGCCAGCTGGGATGCACGCCGCCAGGCTCGATCTCGTTCCAGATGTGAATGATGCTGCGAATGTTGTGCGTGTCGGCGACCGGGTCGGAGACGTTGCCGGCCGAGCCTCGTGCGAACAGCGCGGGCTTGGTGTTGACATTCAAGTCAAGGTCGCCGCCCTCGCGCAGCATGTTCGCGAGGTTGGTGTGCATGTCCATCATCTGGTTGGCGCCGGTCGGCAGGAACGTCGCCTGCTTCTCGCCCTTGCCGGCGGCCGGCAGACCACCGCGCCGGAATTCGGTCAGGTCGATTCCTGGGTTCGCCTTCTCGAGCGCCGAGAGCAGCGAGGCGTGGCGCAAGTTGTTCTCGGTCGACGTGCGCGGGCTGGTCGCGGCGTAGTACTTGCCGAACGTCTCGATCTGCCGCTGCGCCTCGTCGGGCTCGACGCCATGCTCGACCAGGAACTGCTTCAGTGGATAGAGCCCGTAGAAGTGCTGGGTGTCCTTGCCCATCTCGCCGCTGGCGCGAATGTCCTTCGCCATGCGGGTGGAGATCTTGCCGAGCCGCTTGGGATCCATCAGGCCCTGAGCTCGGCCGCCGAGCGGCATGGTCGCGGCCTGCTCGTCGGTCGGGTAGGGGATCTGCCCCTCGAGCGAGTCCTGCGGCGCGTCGGTGTAGGTGCGGCGATAATTTTCTTCGCTGAGATCGAGGCCGACCGCGTTGGGATCCGGCTGCACCCGCTTCTTCGGATCCTTGATCGCCATCTGGCCGGCTCGCGCTTCGACCACGCGACGTGCATCGGGCGACAGGTAGACCGGCAGCGCTCCCTTCGGCGACGCCGGCAGCGCCCCGAACTCGAGGCCGGCGGCATAGCCGGTCTTCTTCGGCCGCTCCATCGGCTGACGGTTGGGCAGGTACGGCGCCGGCTCGTCGACAGCCTCGGGGGCGTTCGCGAAGCTTTCGCGGTCGGCGAGGATCTCGCCCATCGAGCCGCCCTTGCCGCGAGCTGCGATGCGCGCCTCGGGGTCGAAGACCTCGGCCGCTGCCTTGACCGCCTTCTTGCCGCCCTTGGCGCCAGGGATCGGCGCCATGCCGGCGAGGTCGAGAGCTGCCTCGCCGTAGTTGCCCGACTCGGCAGCTCGCTTCGCCTCATCGGCGGCGAGCGGGATCCCGGCCGGCGTGAAGTCGACCAGGCCCATGCCGGTCGAGCCGATGCCGCGCGAGCCCATCAGGCCCTCGGTGGTCTGCTCGGGCATGATCTTGCCGACCAGGAGGGCGAGCTCGTCGCGCCAGGTCGGCTTATAGGCGCGCACCGAGCCGCTCGGGTGCGTGTCGAGAAACACGCCCGCGGCGGAGGCCTCGGGATCCGTGCCGCTCGGCTTCGTGGTCTTGAGGCCCTTGGCGTAGTCAACCACCGCGCTTCAACCCCGCTGCGTAATCGACGCTCGCCGGCCGGCGCGGCTTATCCGAATTCGGTTTCTGCTTAGCCGAATTCGGTTTCTCGCCAGGAAACTTGCCGCCTCCAGCGTAGTAGAGACGCACCTGCGCCGCGTTGTAGGGCCGCCCGCTCGGCGAGACGTACTGGTCGGGCCCGGTCTTGGTGAAAGGCATCAGCCGGCCGCCCTGTTGAGGTTAGAGCCGCCGGTCTGCGGCGTCAGGCCGATGCCGGGGAACATGCGAATGCCGGTGGTCGCCGCGCCGGTCAGCGCGCCGGTGATGTTGGCGCCGGTCGTGTCCTTCGAATTCTGGAAGGTCGCCTGGGCGCCGGCGATCCCGAGCTTCTTGGCGAGCGCCGCGTTCGCCTGGTCGGAGAAGTAGTTGTACTCCTGGCCGGCCGAGGTGCCGAAGCTGCCGGCGAGATCCTTGCCGAGGCCGGTGGCGAGCGTCGCCTTGTCGCCGCCGGTCGCCAGGATGTCCGAAGCTGCAGCTCCGCCGACGTTGATCGCGTTGCCGCCGAGCGTCGTGCCGGTGCCGGTCAGGATGTTGGCGCGGCCACCTGCAGCGCCGGTGGCGATGTCAGCGCGGTTGCCGCCGGCGGTGCCCTCGATCGTCGCAATGTCCTTGCCGGCGCCGGTGCGCAGGCCCGCGATGTCGCCGGCGTAGTCGGTCTCGAGGCCGGCAATGCCCTTGCCGTAGTTGGTGGCAACGTCGCCCATCTGCTGGCCGTACTGGGTCTGCACATTGCCCACGTCGCGGCCATAGTTCGTCGCCACGTCACCGACCTGTTGGCCGTACTGCGTCTCGACGTTGCCGACGTCCTTGCCATAGCCGGTGGCGACGTCGCCGACGTTCTGGCCGTAGCCGGTTTCGATTCCAGCAATGTCGCGGCCGGCCTGGGTCGTGATGCCGCCCATGCGCGAGCCGACATCGACGTTGAAGCCCTGCTCGCCGGCCAGGCGGTCGAGGTAGTTGTTGTACTCCTGGTCGCTCAGGCCGTGCGCGTAGGAGAGGGTGTCGGTGGTGAGGCCGCCGCCGCCGAGCTCGCCCCGCGAAGCAGCTCGCCGATCGAGCGCCTGCAGGCCCTGGTTCAAGGCGAAGTCATAGCCAGGCGTGGTGCGGAACGCATTTACCGCGCGATCGCGTCCTGCACTGCCGGCGAGGCCGAGCGCGTCGGCGTACGAGCTCGCCGCGCCCTTGCTGGCATCGTAGTTCGGCCGCAGGTAGTCGAGCGCAGCGCCAGCAGTGCCACTGACCGCGCCGAGGCTCTTCTCGCGTCCACTGCCGAGGGCGGCGAGCGTCTCGGCCTTGCCGGCGCCGAGGGCGCCGAGGGTCTTCGAGCGGCCGCTGCCGAGCGCTCCCAGCGTCTCCGCCTTGCCGGTGCCGAGCGCGCCCAGCGTCTTGTCGCGCCCCTGGGTGAGCGAGCTCCTGGTCTCATCGCGGCCGGTGGTCAGCGCGGCGCGCGAGCGGCCGAGGCCGGTGCCGAGCGCCGACTCGCTGCCGCCCAGGCCGGTCTTGATGGCGCTCTCGCCGCGGGTGCGGCCGGCCTCGAGCTCGCTCCGCGCCTTCGTCTCGCCGGCGGTCAGCTGGCTGGTGGCCTTCTGGCTGTAGCCGGTGATGTCGCTCCGCGCCCTGTTCTCTGCAGCGCCAAGCTTGCCGAGCGCGCCCTGCAGGCCGGTGGTGAGATCCGCACGGCCGGTCGCCGTGCCGGTTTCGAGCGCGGTGCGCCCCTTGCGCTGATCCTCGCGGAACTTGGTCTGGCCGGTTTTCAGCTTCTCTTGCGCGGCGCTGTAGCCCTCACGGATGCCGCGGGTGGTGACGTTCCTCGCGGCCTCTTCGTTTTTCGTGGTAAAATTGCCGAGCGCACCGCCGCCACCAGCACCACCGCCCTTGCCGAACTTGCTGCCGCCGCCCTTGTTGCCGCCGCCCTTGTTGCCGCCACCGCTCTTGCCGGCTCGGACGCCGCTGCCGGTGCCGCCCAGGGCCGGGTTGAGGCTACCGCCCTTGTTTTTGCCACCGCCGCCGCCGCCCTTCTTCTTCGGATCGCGACCGGGGTCGACCGCCTTGCCAGGCCCCTTCGAGCCCGAGCTCGTCTTCGCCTGCGCCTTCGGTGCCTGGTTGCTCTTCGCCTTCGCTGCCGGCGCCGAGCTCGCCTTCGCCTTCGGAGCGGGGGCCGCCTTCGCCTTCGGCGCCGGCACCGGGCTGGTCGCGCTCTTGATGCCCTTGGCGTAGTCGATATTGCCGGCCGGCTTGGAGGACGAGCTCGCCTTCTTCGCCGGCTGCTTGGCCTTGCCGCCGCCGCCCTTGTTCGATGCCTTCTTCTTCGTAGCCATGGTGCCTCCTAAGGCGCGAGGTAGTAGGCGCCGGCAAAGCGCAGGAGCGAGGTGTTGGTGAAGTCAGAGTCGGTGAGGTCGACGTAGACGCCGGCGGCGATCTTGGCCGGCTGCAGCACGCCGACGTTGAGGTACATCCGGGTCATCGTGTCACCGACGCCGGCGGTCATATTGTTGAAGCTGTGGGTGAGCGGGAACGGCAGCGCGCTGGTCGCGGCGAGGCTCGGCGGAAGACCGACGATCGTGGCGGTGCCAACGCCGGCGCCCTTCGCAGTCAGTCGGAGCGTGGCGAAGAGATGGACGAGCGGGCCCCAGATGAAGAGACGAGCCTTCGTGTCAGCGTGATAGCCGATGCCTGCGCTGGGCACGCCGCCGAAGTAGAGCTCGGGCGTCCACGTGATCTGGCGCCAGGGCGACTTGAGCCAGCGATACCAGGTGTCATCGATGCGGCCGAGCTCGTCCTTGACGATGACCTGGCCCTGCTCGGGAATGTTCATCGCCGAGCCTCCTGGGCCTGTTCGCCGCTGACCAGGCCGATGTCGACCGGGGATGCGCAAGTGAGCCGATAGCGCCGGCCGACATAGCCGGTGAGGCCGAGCTGCGTGGCCTCGACCATGTTGCGGTACTGTCCGATTCGGCCGATCGGTCGGAGCAGCGGCGGCACCCAGGTTGAGCCACCATCGTCGCTCCACGAGACCTCCATCTGCGGGTCGACCTCGGACGGCAGGCCGGCGATCAGGCCGGTGCCCTGCTGCATCTGGAAGCTGGCGCGGCCGACCTGCATCCGAGTCGGGTAGTCCTGGACAGGACCGCTCTCGACGGCCCAGACCAGCGGCAGGCCGCATTCGTCGCGGAAGTTTTCGTGGACGCGGCAAATCGAGCCGTCGATCGCGTCGCCCGACGTCCACTCGTTGAAGGCCTTGCAGCTGCCGGCACGCCACCGCCACGGGATGCCCAGGTACGACATCCGCTCGTGCCACTGCTTGGTCGAGAAGTCATAGACCGCGCTGAAGGTCGGCCCGTTGATGAAGATGCACTGGCGACCGTTCTGGCTGAAGCAGCCGAGCTCGAGCTGCGACTTGTCGGCGACCGCGCCGATGAGATGGGTCAGCCAGGGGTCGCTGATGGTGACCGGCGAGTAGCCTTCGAAGGTTTTGACAGTGTCGTCGTCAGCGATCACGCAGAGCGCGCCGCCGAAGCCGTACTCCATGCCGGAGACGCCAGCGAGGGTCGCCAGGCCGCACTTGATCACCGTGGTGCGACGGAAGGGGAAGCCGGTCGGGTTGGCGTCTCCGCCGGACCCCCAGACCTCGATCGAGCGCGGGCCCATGACCCAGAGCTCGCCGTTGTAGTAGACGGCGCGGATGACCCCGTCCGGCGTCGCCTCGGCGACCATCCGATTCAGCGTGTTGAAGGTCGAGGCGTTGATGTCGGAGGCGTAGACGCGGCCGTCGCCGATCGCCAGGAAGACATAGCCCTCGCCGTAGTCGATCGAGACGCCTGCCGCCGGCGTGGCGATCGGGCCGGTAATGCCGGCCGTGGTGAAGGTATAGAGGCCGCTGGCGTTGTTGACGAAGTAGGTCGGCGTCGGCGTCAGGTTGTTCCTGCAGAAGGTGCAGAAGTCAGCGCCGGCGAGCGGGCCGATCGACGTCGTGACGCCGGCGGAATCGGTCCAGCTGAGATTGTTGTTCCACGCGGTGAAGAGGCTGACCGCGTCGAAGAACGAGCCGCGGTAGCCCGACTGCAGGCTGTCGCTGAAGCGGCCAAGACCTGGTGCCCGCTTGAGCACGAACGGCGCCGGCGGCGAACCGACGAGCACCTGGGCGTAGGCGTTGATCAGCCGGCCGCCGCTCTCCACCGGCAGGATGCCGGGAGCTGTCGTCGGGCTGAACGGAATCGCGGTCATGGGGTCACCACGAAGCCGCGCGAGGTCAGGGAGTTCTTGCAGAGCGGCGCCTTGATGGCCGGCACCTGGTATCTGATGTTGCGCATGGTCGGGCTGTTGGTGACCGACAAGCGCAGGCCGCTATAGGCGGTGAAAATCGCGACGATCTGGTTGTCGCGAATCTGGACCCATGGCAGCGGGTAGCTGGCCGTCAGCTCGATGTAGCCAGGCAGCGCCATCTGGCCCCCGCATCAGAAGTAGTCGACGGCGACGGGCGCGCCCGAGGGCCGTCCGAAGGTGATTTCGCGGAGGCGGATCTCGGAAGCGATGACGTCGTTGCCAGGGAGCAGATTCGGGATGCCGAAATTGCCCTTCGTGTTGTTCGCGAGCAGGCAGGCGAAGTCATCGAAGACGTCGAGCTCGATGGCTTCGGTGTTGCTGATGTTGGCGATCTTGCGGCTGTAGAGCTGAGCGACGAGCGGGTCGATCGCGTCGTCGATGGTGGCGACCTCGTTGGCGTAGGGCGGACGGTTTTCGGACGTCACGCCCATCTTGCCGAGCGCCGCATAGATCAGCTGCTGACGGGACCGCGTGTCGGCCATCAGGTGCGCCGCTGCCTACGACTGCCGTGGCGGCCGGGATGCTCCTCTTCGTCGCTGAGCTGATTCTCTTCGCTGTCGGGCTTGACGTTGGGGTTCTTGTCCTCGTCCTCTTCCTCGCTGTCGTCGACCTCGAAGAATTGGTTGCCGCGCATCTTTTCGATGACGTGGTCGTTGTCGATCTCGACCCACTTGCCGACCGGGAATCGGACGATGGTGGGTGTCCGGCCGGGGCCGGCCGAGATCGGCCAATCGACGCCGCCGATATCGCCGCAGGCCTCTACGTCGCCGATGAATCGAACGCGCTTCGTCATAGTCGCTCCTCTTGAAAAAGCCCCCGCATTGGCGCGGGGACAGGTTGTCCGCCTTGGGAGGTCGGGACTCAGAACACAGACTGGACGATCGCGTGGACCTTGCCGGAGGTGGTCGCGGCGCCGGTGTCGCGAGCGTAGATCGGCGTGTCGGCGGCGAGCGGCAGGGCGAACGTCGCCTGGGTCGCCGGGACGGTGAGGGCGCCGATCGCGACGGCGGCATAGGCGTTGTTGGCGATGAGATCGGCGCCGCCGACGGTGGTGCCGAATTTGAGCGCCGGGGTGCCGCCGGCGAGGAGCGCCTCGACGACGACCTGGGTGCCGATGACGAAGGCGCCCTTCGAGAGGGTCATTACCTGGAGGCCGGCCGCGCTGTTGACGGACGCGGCGTCGGCGGTGCCGTAGTCGACTGTGGCGCGCTGATACTGGATGTGGTTCGGGTTCTTTGCATCCCGAGCAGGAGACTGGCGCTTGGCCATCTGAGGATCCTTCCGTTGAACCTGGTGGGGGGCGACCTGGTGCAGAACCTTCACCAGGCCGCCCGATCGCGATGCTTTGACGAGGAGCGCTCGGTCTCGGCTTCGCGAATACTAGCTCGGCCTACGACTAGGTCGCGCTATTGCTCGTGAATACAGTAACCATACCCCACTGCTTCAGTGCGGTTCCATCCATCGGATGTTTTTTGAAGATCTTCGCGACGCCATAGCACATTTCTATACCTGCGCCGTCGAGGAACCCGTAATCATCTTCTTTCAGGAAGGTCGGCGAAGGCATCTGCGCCATTGGAATTGCTAGTGCAGCCTGGCCGCACAAGAAATTCGGGTTGGCTCGAATACCTCCGGCCCCGCCGGTGAGGAAAATGGGCCAGTAATCAGTGACGATACCGTCGATTTCCGGCACTTCGCGGACGATGACGCCGTCATAAATCTGGTCGCCGTCTTGAAATATCGGGTTGTTCGGTGCGCCATTGCTCATCGAACCTTCACGCGGACGGGCGTCTTTATTGACCGTCTGCAGGCTGATCTTGAGATCTCGGAAGGCCAGCGATCCGCTGAACATTACGAAATACTCTCTTCCGTCCGTGACTTTGAAGGGCCTAATCTTCGGGTTCGCCTGCTTCGCGACGTACTTCGCCAGTGAAACCGTCGCCGCGATCAGATCATCGGTCGGCGACGGGCCGACGTTTGCTAGAGCGGTGGCGAAGGTGGCGACGTAGTTGCCGGTGGTAGCGCCGTACAAGACACGGTCGCTGTTGTCGGCGTTCCACGTATTACGCTGGGCCGCCGTCGAGCTCTCAAAGAGAATGCCGTTGACCCTCTGCCCGTCATCCGAGCTGAGGCCCGCCGGCGGCGATTCCGTCGGCAGCGCCATCATCGCCATGATGATCTCGTCGCGCTGCAGTTCTTTCGCCCAGTCTGAAAGTAGAGGCTTGGCCTCGCCGAAGACGTCCGCACTGTCTTTCTGGTTTTCAGACTTGTCTGTCTTGACGGCGTTTCTTACCCAATCGACCCAAGCACGCATCCCATAGTTATCAATACGCTCCTCGTTTCCGACGAGTGTACCTTTTCCGCGCCCTTTACTTTGAAGCCGAGTAACGAGCGGGATGTTCATCTGCTCGCCGCCCTTTTTAGGCTCGTAGCGCAGACGAATGATCGCGGTGAGCTCCTCGCCCATGTACGGCGAGAAGAGATTCTCTCGGACCCACTCGCGAATGATGTCGCGGGTGAAGATGACCAGCTTGTTGTTGGTCTGAATTGTCGTGGTAGCCATGACCTAACCTTTGAGGTCAGGCCGGCGAACTCTATCGTTGGCGCTCGGATCTCATCCGGCTGATGGGCAGTCCGCCGACCGCGTCCGCGAAAAAGTCGCTTCCGCTGACCGGCATGTTGGCGGAGCCAGGGCGATAGTTGCCGCCGCCTCCTCCACCCGCTCGCGTCAACGAAGGCAACCGCACGACAGTCTGCGCACTACCACCTGGGCCTCGCCGTACGATCTGGTTGTCGCCGGCAACGCCAAGCTTCTTCAGAGCTCTGCCCTTGAAGTCTTCGTCCGACTCGAGACGAGCCTCGAGCTGCTGATCGATGTAGGCGTCGAGCCCACCGGCACGATTGATGGCGTCCTCGCGGACCATGTTGTCGTACCAGCGCATCAGCGCGCGACCGGGATTGCCCGCCTGCGTGATGCGGTCGACCACCGGATCATTCCGCTGCGCGGCCGTGCGGAGGAGCTCGTAGGCCTGGGCGAACTCGTCGCCCCGCTCCTCGTGCATGGTCTCGAACGTGAGATTGATCATCGCGTCGCGGACAGCCTCGCGACCGGCCGCGCCCGCACGCTGTGTGCGCTGGTCGAGGTCGGCTACGAACTCATCCGTCTGTGCGAATGGATCAGGACGCTGTGGCTGCTGCTGTTGCTGCTGCCGGCCCTGTTCCAGGCGATCGATGCGCGAGCTGACTGCATGGAGTGCCGTCTCGGCTCGCACTGCTCTCTCGAGGAGGCCGTCGCGCTCTTGCCGCAGCTCTCGCATGCGGAAGCTTGGGACGCCCCTCGCTTCACCCTGGCGATCGTCGGTACGACCTTCGTCGTCCTCTGCCTCGCCCCCGTCGTCTTCTTCCCCACCTTGGCCAGGTGCGAATCGACCACGGGCATCGCGACCGTCTCCGCGATCGGAGCGCGGCTCCGGCTGGTCTTCCTGTTCCTGTGACTCCTCGACGCCGACGAGAGGTTCGTCGGACGCCTCGATCGACACGGTCCCAGGGGAACCAACCGCATCAGCGAAGAAATCAGCTCCGGTGATTCCGGGCATTTGCTCTCAGGTAGTCCGCCGCACTGAGGGCCGGTTTCGTGGGCCCCACTACGAGAGCGCTGTCTCGCCGCGCTAGTCGCGAAGTAGCCGTTTCGTCGACTACTGACGTGGCGGCAGAAGAGGCGCGATTCCGCCCTCTGTCAACAGTCTAACCAATGCGATGCTCTACAGGCGTCCAGTGAGCAGCAGAATAACCAGGATGAGGACGACAATACCGACGGCGCCGCTCGGCCACGGGCCCCAGTTCTGCGACCAGCCCCAATTCGGCAGGGCGCCGATGCAGACGAGAATCAGAACGATGATCAGGATCGTTGTGAGGCTCATAGCGGGATCGCGAGGTGCGCGCCGAGGAATAGGACGACGAAGATGGCCCACAGCGCCCAGAGACTCGCGCTGCGGAACTCCTTGTTAACGATCGCCCAGACGATCGAGACGATGATGCAGACCAGGGCAAGGATGGTGCCGGTCATCAGAATTGGAACCCCTGTGCCACGACTGACGTGTAGGTGTTGCCGGCGCCGCCCGACGGGCAGCTCGTGACGATCGCCGTGTTCACTGCGTTCGATATCAGCGGATTCGGAAAGCTGACGATGAGCGGCGTCGCCGGGACGGTGGCGCCGGCGGGGAAGCTGAAATTGTAGTGGAAGGTGGTCGGGCCGGTGAGACCGCTCACGGTGCAGTCGACATTGGCCGCGGCAGTGGCGCCGAGCGCGGTGACCTGGAAGCCGGTGATGTAGGTGTTCTTGGTGGCCGAGGCGGCCAGCGTTGCGGTTGCCGTACCAGCGGCGACGACGCCCGAGGAGGCGTTGATCTGGACGCCGCCAGGCGGATAGGGCTGGCTCACTCCGCTCGGATTGCCGTCCCGATCGACCAGGACGACGGCCGGCACCTTGGAGTTATCCGGCGTCGCTCCGATCGAGTAGAGCAAGCCGTTGAAGTTGGCCATCGTGCCGGCCGCGTAGGCTCCGCCGGCGAGGAGCGCGAGCCCGAGGGCCCCGTAGACCAGTCTGCGAAGCATGCGAGCCTCCTATGCCGCCAGGAACTGCGGCGCGAACGATGCCTGGTCGACGCCCTCGGTGGTGGTGAAGCTATTCGCATCGGGCCAGCTGCCGAAGGCAAGGCTGGCCTTGCGATAGAAGTTGCCGGCCGCTGCTGCGCTCGAGATCGAGGCCTGAGCTCCGCCAACTATTGCGCCCATGTTGGTGATTGCAGCGCCGCCGACCTGCATGATGACGGTGCCGCCGGCCGAGGCATCAGCGTTGATCGCGGCCCAATAGAGGCCAGGGGGGATTCTGACCTTCGCGGGCGTCGGTGTCGGCGCAAAGACGCCGGCAGCATCGGTGACCTGGCTCGCCGTGACCATCAACGGAGTGCCGGTCGGCAGGAGCGAATACTGGTTCGCCTGGTAGAGCGCGAGCTGAACATTGCCGCCCGCCGCGAGCGTGGTGATGCGGCATCCGAGGCCGGCAACATCGAGCAGATGACGAATCCGCATCGGAACGAAGACCGCGGTGGCCGCGACGAGCACGGCGCCGGCGGCGAGCACTCCGAATTCGACGCCGTGATACCAGCGCCCAGCCACATACGGCGGGCCCCAGTTCTGGTCCCAGCTGACGGCACGATCTCCCCGCACTGCTGCCTCCTATTGCAAGAACCGCGGCGGGACTGACGACAGCCCGCCCTCATCCGGCTTGTAGACGTCGCCCTGGTTCGCCGGCCCGTGGATGCTGTGCATTGCCCCGACGACGTCGGAGAACGCTCTGGCGGCGCTCTGCGCGGCGCCGGCGGTGTTCTTTTTCGACTCGGACGGCAGCTTGACCATGGTCGCTCGAGCAGCGGCGCGATTCTTCTCCGCCTCGCTCTCGGTCTTCGAGACGGTGGCCGCGGCACCGCGCATCTGCAGCTGCTGCATCTCGGGCGGGGGTGCGGACTGCTGCTTGAGCTCGTTCAGCTTCGCCGTGACCGTCCGCTTCGTCGCGCCGGGGATCGGAGCGAGCTCGAGCAAGATTTCGGGCGGCACCTGGAGGCCGTTCTGCGCCAGCGCGATGAGCGTGTCGTAGACGTCCTGCATCATCGTGATCGTGTCGGGCCCCTCGTCGAGCAAGATGTCGACGTCGAGGGCACCGAGCTGATTGACGAGCACCGGGCGGCCCCACTGGTCGAGCTCCTGGGTGTTGAGCTCGAGGAACGCCGGCCGCTGCTCGTCGTCGGTGACGCGGATCCAGCGCTCGTTCGTCCAGTAGCGCTGCGCCGTGTTCCACAGGCCGCGATATACTCTGAGTTTCCAGTTACGGTAGCCGAGAATAAAAGGCCCGAGCTCGGCTATGCCTGCCTGTTGCAGTAGAGCGATGGCGCGACCCGACTTGTTCTCGATGCCTTGACCGATCAACGCGGGATTCGGGCCGAAATTTTCTATCTCCGACTTGGCCTCCTGCAGCATCTGCAATTGGCCTTGAAAATCGATCTGGTTTTTCTGGTCGTCGAAGGTGACCTGCTTGCCGGGGTTGACCTGCACCCAGCCGTCCGGCCTGGCGGCCTCGATGCGCGCCTCTTCGACGTCGTCGACCGCGCCCTTCTCGGCGACCGCTCGGCGCACGTTGAGCAGGTGCAGCCCCTTCGACGCCCGCGCGTTGACCTCGTCCTGCAGCGATTTCATCGAGCGCACGAACCCGAAGCGGTCGAGGTCGTGGTCGATGTTCACCGACTGCATGATGTAGCGGCAGAAGGTGCGCCCCTTCTCGTCCATGAAGGGGCTCTTGCCCCTCAGCAGCACCGTGTGGCCGATGTAGAAGCAGAAGTGCCATTCGCTCTGGAAGCGGTACCAGTGCTCGATGAGGAAGACGCGCCGCTCGTTGCTATCGATCCAGCGATATTCGCGATCGCGCTGCTGCCACGTCTCGAGGCCGCCGCCCCAGGTGCAGAGGCCCTCGAGCTCCTCCGCCTTCTCGGGGAACATCTCGATGCATTCGTCGAGGTCGAGCCACTTGGCGACGCCCTGGTAGCGCGCATCGCGGAAGGTGTAGCGGCAGCTCCGCGGGTCGTAGAAGAACGTGTCGGAATCGACCTGGCCCCAGCTGATATCGGGGTCGGTCATCTCCTGGTGCCGGAACCACGGCAGGGCGTGGTCGCTGTGCGGGGCCTGGTCGCCCGACTCGAGCCGGAGCTCGATGCCGAAGAGCCCGCTGATGGCGCCGTCGCGTGCGCACTCGGCCGCCGTCGTCGGCCAGTCCATCTCATCGTCGTTCGGCTTTTCCAACAGGTAGCGAACGACGCCGGTGGCGATGACGTCGCCGCCACGCTCCTGCTCGACGGGCGTCCGCGGGTAGGCCTTGGGATCCTGCCTCAAGCGCTCGACCAGGCCGACGACGCCGTTGATCTTCCGATCGATCTTGTTGCGCACCACCGGGGGCTGGCGGCGCTTCTTGAGGGTCTTAACCTCGTTCGCGGTGAGCTGATCGCTGTTGAAGTAGTGCCGCGCGATGCGGGCCTCTTCGATCTCGTTCCGCTTCGAGCCGGCGAAGTCGAGGTACTGCTGTCGGAGCCGGGTGACGTTGAATCCCTCGTAGGTCTTCTCGGGCCCTTTTTCGTCGAGGTAGTCGAGGTTGCCCTTGGCGCCGGCGACGCGGCGCGAGCCACTGCCTGGCGAATAGCCCGAGCTCGAGACAGCGGTTGCCACCTACTTGGCCTCGACCTTCTCCTCGATCGGCGGCTCGGGCGGCGGCTCGACCTCGGGGATCGGGATGCCGAGCGCGGTGGCCCAGAGCTCCGCGTACGCATCGCCGAAGCCGAGCTGATCGGCGACGGTGCCGGCGGTCATCACGTGCTCTCGGGATCCAGGATATCGCCGCTCGACCGCCTGGCCGATCGCCAGCACGATGTCAGTTCTCGCCATCACCGCCTCCTGGTTTCTTGTCCTCGTCGATCGGGCCAGGTCGTGGCTCGTCGGGAGGACGATCGTAAGGCTTGGGACCGTCACGCATGAGACCGCCGGCGAACGCAACTGCGGTGGCGAGCAATGTGGCGAGCAGCTCGCCTAGCTTCTCGCCGTTGCAAGTGCCGGTTCCATGGGTGGCGTTGATGTACCCGCAGAAGAGCAGACCGAGCAGGAGGTCCAGGGCGTAGACGCCCATGATGCCAGCAACGAGCCAGAAGCTCGCGCGCACCAGATCGAAGGGTTGCCGCCGCATGGGGGAGCATCACGTCCGCCGCCGTCGCTCTGCTCCTCGCCGCGGAAGCTACATGCGATTCAGATCAGTGTCACGTAGCCTTCGCTCGACCGCTCCTGCTGGAACGACTGATAGTCGCTCCGCTCTTTCTTCGGCGGCGCCTTCTTCTTGGTGCCGGCAATGACCTTGTCGAGCAGCTGGCCGAGCAGGCCGAGGGCGTCGACCTGGTCGTCGTTGTTGCCCTTCGGGAACGTCAGCAGCTCGGTGCGAAACGTCTTCAGCCAAGGTGCGCCGCGTTTCACGTAGAGCGTCCGCATCGCCATGCGCCCGCGAATCGATTGAGCTCGTACGGCCTTATCACCCCTAGTGGGGAAGAGCTCGAAGACGGTCCAGGCGCCGGCCTTGTGACACTCGGCATCGCGGAAGGGACCGACGCCGGCCTCGATCTGCCCGTGCTCCTCCGCCCAGGCGTACGGCTTCCAGTTCTTCAGCATCTCGATCTGCACGTCGACCCAGATGTTGGAGCTCGTCTGCCCGCGCCAGAGGTCGACCAGGTACATGCGCTCTTCGCTGTCGACGGCGACGACGATGTGCACGGTCCAGTCGCCGCCGTTGCTGGTCACCGCATAATCGCTGGCGCCGTAGAACGTCATCTCGGAGCGCGGCGGCAGCGTCTCGACCTCGCGGATCCACTCGGCTTTGAAGTAGCCGCCCGACTCGGCGATCGGCCGCTGCTGGTAGAGCGCCTCCCACATATCGGGCTGGCCCTCGTACTCACGCTCGCGCTGGCGGAGGAACGAGCCGTAGTCGTAGCCCCCGGGCTCGTCCCAGAGGTACTCGCCGATCGCGCGGCCGAGCGGGTCGTCGGCCTCAGCACGAGCTCGGAGCGTGATCACCTTGCCGCGGATGACGCCGGCCTCGATCTGGTCGAGGATGCGGCCGGCGGGGTCACCGAGGTGCCACCGCGTGTTCATCAGGATGCGCTTCGCCCGCGGCTTGAGACGGGCGTTGAAGTCATTGAGCACCCAGTTCCATCGCGCCTGCCGGATGACCTCGCTCATGGCGTCCTGCAGCTTGCCGAAGAGATCGTCCATGAGGCCGAGGTCTGAGCGGATACCGCCGATGCCCTTGTCGGCGCCGACCGCGTAATACTCGCCGCCCTGGGTCGTCGACCACCGCTCCTTGGCCCTCGAGCTCAGCGACAGCGTCAGGCCGAGGGTCGGGCCGTCGAGGATGATGTCGTCGCGGACTCGGCCGCCCCAGGTCGCCGCCAGGTCGCCGCTATGGGTCGCCGAGAGGATGGTCCGTTGCGGCCACCTCGTAAGAAAATAACTCGAGAACAGGACGCTTGTGTAGGTGCTCTTGGCCGAGCCTGGCGGAGCGAACAGGCACAGGATATCGAGCGCCGGATCCGCGAGGAAGTCTTCGATGGCGTCGATGATCAGCTGGTGATGCTTAGCCGGCTCAAAGCCCTTGTGCCGCGCCCAGGCAGCGAGGCTAGTGCGTACTCTTTGACGGCGATCCTGTTCCTCGATCGCCGCCGCCGCGAGGGAGAAGATCCCTTGCTCGTTGAATGATGGCGTCGAGCTCAGCATCTGACGCGCGGCCCAGCTCCCCTGTGTCACGGTAGTCCACCTCTTTGCGATCACGCCACGACGCGGGCATGCGGTTCTTTTCCCACCAGATCTGTGCCGTCACGTCTGCAGGAATGTGCTCCCAGGTGAGAATTCTGGCGATCTCGCCCTTCACGTTGACGATCTTCTCGACCTCGATGTTGTAGCCGACGGCGCGCTCGAAGGTTGCTCGCTCGACTCGGGCGTCAGCTGCTTCCTTCCAGCCGTGGATCGCCTGCTGGACCTCGAGGCGCCACAGCACGCCGGGGTGGACGTCGAGAATTCGCGCCATCTCGCGCTCGGTCAGGCCGATCTTCGACATTTCCTGCACCTGGCGCAGCATTGAGGGATCCCAGGGCCGTTTTCCGATCTTCGGCTGGTCGGGAACGACGAGCGGCTTGGCCTCGGGCGCCTCGCCGGCGCGAATTGGCCTCTTTTTCGTCGATTTCGCACCGGTTCGGGGTTTCGAGTCCGGTTTCGGGGCTTCTGGAGCTGATTTTGCGGCTTTTCGCTGCCGCAAGCGATCGAGGTAGCGTCCCATCGTGCCCTGCATTACATTGGGGAGGGCATCACGCCCTCAGCGACGGAGAAATACCATGAAAATCGGACTGACAGTCTGGCTACTGCTGCAGCTCAGTGGCCAATCCGGTGGCCCCGACGAGATGGTCCCGGCCCAGGTGCTCGGCGCCTACGCCGACAAGGCCAGCTGCGAGAACAACGCCCGCGCCATGCGCGCCCAATCGGACGAGGAGGAGCTCTTCTGGGAGTGCCACATACTCCCGCCCTCGGGCCTGCAGGATCTCGCGATCTGGGTCGCGCCGGGGGGCGAATGATGTGGTTCTGGATCTGGTTCGGCGTCGCCGTCGTCGCCTACTTCCTCCTCCTGGAATGGTCGACAAGAATCGAGTGACCGGCAGTATGCCGCTGGCGACGGTTTCGTGGGGAAGCTGATCGCCGGCGGCCGAGCCGGCATGGCGGCCGAGGTCGCGTGCGAATCCCTTATGCGATTCTATGGACCGCACGCACCTCGGCCGTCTCAAGACCTCGCCCAATCTGGCAGCGGCAACGACAACATCAGTTCGTCTGTTGAGCCCCCGCGCGCCATCACCTCGGTGTTGTGCTTGCTGCGCTCGGCCTGGGCCTTGCGGATCGCCTTGATGCGCTCCAGCTGCTTCCGCCAATTGATCTCGCCGTCACGATGGCAGAAGCCGCGCTCGAATTCCCATTGGACGTAGCTCGTTCCCGAGTCGCGCTCGACGTAGCGCTCTTCGACAACGGTATCGATGCCCATCACGTCAAGGATGGCGACGAATTGATCGTGGGTGAGCCGGGGCTGCTTCATCCCGCAATCAGCCACGACACGCCGATGATGACGCCGACCCAGAAGCCGATGGTGCCGACGACCGCGGCGCCGGCGAGGACGAGCGTCGTCGATGACATCTGCCGAGTGCGCATCTGGGTGCGCCAGCCGACGTCCTGCACGATGTGCGCCGCTCGACCAGGCGAGCAGGTGGGATCCTGGATGCGGCCGACCGCCTGGCTCCAGCCGAAGTCCATGGCGGGATCATCCGTCCGAGGGAACATGTCCGGGTTGGGGGCGAGCGCCTCGACCTCGCGGACGATCACGCCCCGGCAGAGCTCGGCATCAGAGATGTTCAGGAGGTCGCGATAGAACTCGTTGACCTCGCGCTGGGCCATGTTCTGGCGCTCGTTCGGGCGCGGGTAGTAGGCGTTGACCGGCGGCGGCCTCTTGTAGAGCTCGTTGATTGGTCCGACCTCCGGGGCGTCAGCGGGCTGGAGCTCCGCGTCGGCCTCGGAGGTCGGGTGCCTCAGCGACGAGACGCCGCTGATAGTGTCGTGCTCGGCTCGCATGTCAACCTCCTTCGCTGGGCGTGACCTTCCGCTCCCGTCTCGGGCGGGCCGGCTTGGCATCAGCTTGAGGCGCCTCGGCCGGCGGGTCAACGTGCTCCCGGTGGATGGCGTCGACCACGTCCTCGACCGGCCTCCGCGGCTCTGGGACGAGCGCTCGCACGATCGTCTCGAAGCCGTAGTTCACCTCGCTCCACTTCAGCTCGGGCAGCGCCACGCCCTGCCAGTGGTCCCAGTTGACGCTGATCTCGTGGCCAGGCAGCTCGAGCAGGTAGGCCTGCAGGAATCGCGTCGTCTTGCCGAGCTCGTTGCGCAGCTCGTGCGCCTCGACAGCGTGCCGCTCGGCGTTGGCCTTGATCTCGTGCCGGAGCCGCTCGTTGTCGCCGAGCACCTCGCGCACGAAGGCGTCGAGCACGACGTGCATCGTCGGCACCGCCACCTGGTGGTCGACCATCGCGCTGACGCGCCCGCGGATCTCGGCGACCGCCTGGCGCACCTCCTGCAGCAGAACCACGTCCAGGCGGGCCTGGGCGCCCTCAGGATGCGTTTCCGGCGCCGGGGCCTCCTCCTGCTCCTCCGGCTCGTCCTCGGCCACCAGCGGGGCCGCCTGGGGCTGCGGCACCGCATCGCGCAGCTCGGGCGGCGGGCCGACATAGGTCATGGCGTTGATGAAGGCGCGCTGGTCGACGACGTGCGTGGTTCCGGCCTCGTCGTCGATTCGGACAATCCACTGCCCGGGCGCAGCGAAGGTCACGCTGCCATCGTCGGCCGCCGGCGCCGGGAGAATCGCCAGCACATTCCTGTCGCCCTGAGGCTCGATGCGCAGCGGCGCGATGAAGGTCGGCAACGGGCCGATCGGCGTCCCCGCCGGCGGCACCTGCCAGGCGAGCGCCAGGGTGCCGTTGGTGCCGCGGAAGACGCCGTAGCGACCGTTGTTGTGGTCGACCAGGCGGGCGGCGAGCTGCCGGCCGTGGAGCTGATCGGCGGTTGGTGGCGGCGGCCCTGGTCGAGGCCGCCGTGGGCCGCTGAGGCCGGCGGCGTAGTCGGTCATGCGTCACCTGGCACGTTGGACTTACCGGCGCGCTCGTAGCCGCTCGGCGCTGCGTGCGGCACTGCCGCCAGCTTGTCGCGCAGCGCGTAGCCCATCAGCGGCCACAGCTGACGCACCGCGTCCTCGTAGGCGTAGGTTCGCCCGAGCTCGGGGTCGAAATTCTCCGGTGACGCCGGCGCGGACTTGCCGATCACCACGAAGCCGTTCCGCATCACGAGCAGGCAGATCGAGAACGTCTCAAGCGGCGAGGGAAGCTGACGGGTAACGCCGATCCGCTGGATCTGCAGCGCCGCGAGGGTCGTGCCATCGATGTCGATGCGCGTCTCGATCGCTTCCTGGATGTCCTTCAGCTTCACCCGCGGCGCCCTGGCAACAGCAGCTGACATCCGTTCCGTCTCTTCGAGCGAGCCCATTACACGACCTCCCTGCGGTTTGATTCAAGCGCCCACAGCACCGCTGTCTGCAGGTGCGTGATCGCGAGCGATGCCGAGCGGCCATCGAAGACCGGCTTGCGCATGTGCGCCTCGAGCTCCTTGGCCAACACCTTCAGCTCGTTCTCCCAGGCGTCGAAACCTTCATCGATTGCTGGCATGCGCTCCTCCTCTTGTCACTGCATCGTATCACCAGTCCATCCGTCGGCCATTGGTCTTGGCGGCGCCGCCGCACCGGCCCTCGAGCCGGATGCCGTAGGGTGCTAGCCGCTTGCGGATGAGCCCGAAGTTGACCGCGATCGCGTTCTGCGTCGCGCCGCCATCCTTGCGCGGACCATAGACGAGCTCGGTGAGTTGGGCCGCTCGCAGCCATTGGCCGCGCCGCTCGGCCAGGACGTTTGCCAGGCGACGTTGCGTCGATCCCCTGAGCTCGTAGTTGATGATCGCCTGGATGTCCGCCTCGCGGCCACAGCACGGGCACGTCGGCATCACTGCACCGGGTCGGTAGGCTTGCAGGCGACTAGGCCCTCACAGAACGTGTCGATCATCTCGGCCACGGTCAACTTGGCCTCTGGCGCCCCGCTCACAAGCACCAGGTAGACGGCTTCGGTCAGGGCAGTCATGGCGACCGCCATCTCGGCGCCGTGGAGTATCCGGTCGACGATGAAGAACATCCTCTGGCCGACCTCCTTCGCGACGCGCAGCTCTTCTGCCTCGAGCTCGTCTACCATCGCAGCGCCTTGCGGATCTGGGCGAGCTCGTCCCTGATCGGCGAGGGCAACACCTGGGTCCAGAGGTCGTAGTTGTTCCGGCTACCCTTCGGCTGGAAGGCGTAGTCCTGCAGCTGATCGATCGCCCTCGCGACTCGGACGAACAGATCCTGCTGGCCGTTCAGCTTCTGCAGCGTCGCCGTCTTGCCGGTGAGCTCGATCTCCCGCTGCTTCAGCTGGTTCTGCAGCTGCTCGATGTCGCCCTGCAGCTCGCGCACCTTGGTCTTCTCGATGTCGACCTGGCGCATGTAGACGCCGAGCAGCGCCTTGTCCTCGCTCGCCTGGTCCTGGGCCTGGTCGCCGTCGACGCCGCTCTCGATCGAGGCGCGCCACAGCGCGTCGAGCACCGCTCGCATCTGCCGCTTGCGGATCTTCATGGACAGCCGAGCTCCTTCCGCGCCCTGGTCTGCATCTCATCGTGCAGCGAGCGCAGACTAGCGGCTCGCGCGCCCAGGCGGCCATCCATGTTTTCGAGGTCGCGCTCGTTCTCGCGAGTGATGTTGATCAGGCGCCGCTGCTCGTCCGGCGAGGGCAGGCGACCATGCTCGATGAGCCAGAACCAGTAGGCGTTCGCCCAGTCCTCCCGGCACGCCTTCAGGCCGAGCTCACGGGCCTCGAGATCCTGGCGCACGAACCGTCGAGCGGCTTGCTGCTGCCGCTCGTAGGCCTGCGCCCACTGCTGGTCGGTGGCGTGTGGTGGCTTGAGGCCTGGCTTCCAGTGGACCTCGGCAGAGCGTGGCCTGGTGCCAGGCTGCTGGGTCAGCGCCTCGACGAAAACCGAGTTGGAGGGCCAGCGCTTGGAACTGAGCGAAATGACCGCGTCGGCGGCTCGACGGAGGTGCGGGACGTCGGGGCAGCGGCCCTCGACTTGCTCGGCGAGCCATCGAGCCAAGGCGGCAAGGTCGACGCCCTTGGCAGGGCCAGGCATGGCGCCGGCAATCCGGTCGAGGAAATTGTTTTCGATAGCTGCAGCATCGGTTGCCACCTGGTCGCTCATCGTCGCCTCGTCTCGCTCGCTGAACCATCGAGGTTGGACCCGATTCCACCTCGCCGTCAATCGGGCACAGGCAGGTGTGAATAACCCTCCCAACCACGAGCATCGATGAACGTCTCGAGGTGCTTCGCCATCGCATCAGGTCGCCGCTTCCGCTCGTCCACGAACCACTGCCGGTATTTCAGCAGGCCGGTGTAGCAGCGAAACTGATCAACCTCATCGAGCTTCAGGAAACGTCGCCGAGCGTTCGACTTGCTCGAATTGGGCGAGCCGAACGACGTGTAGAGCTTCCACGTGTTCTCGAACGCGGCCAGGTCGTCGGGATTCGCTCCCGCGCTTTGCCGGGGCTCCTCGGCCGGCGGGGGCGGATCCTCGGCGAGTTCGTGGGGCTGATCGTTGACGAGCTCGAGCTCTGGTTCTTCGTCCGGTCGATCGACTTGCGGTCGCACGGCCTCAGCCGTGGTTGTTCTTTCCGTTCCTTCCGTTCCTTTCCCTTCCCTTCCGTTCCGTTCTACGCGCGCGCGCGAGATCAGTGAGTGCTCCGTGAGATGGCCTGGTGGCGGCGGCAATTTCGATGGGGTTGGACGGTTGATGACCTGATGGTCGTTGAATGTTCGAACGTGAATATATCGTTTGCCTTCAACCTCATAGATGGTGATGAGCTCGGCCTCATGGAGTTCTCGCAACATCTCCATGATTTCCTGCTCTCCGACGTCGTCGGCGGGCATGATTTCGTGCCGTAATTTCCACCATCGAAGGGGTAGGCGTCCCTTGTCGTCGGCCTGGGTTATGAGGCCAATGAAGAGCAAACGGGTAAGGGCTCCGTGAGTGCAAAGCTGCTCGTTTGAGAAGAGCTCAGGCTTGATTGTTCGAATGCGCGCCATGCCGAATCTCCGCCGCTGAAACACCCCATCATGCGCTGCCCTGCGCAGGTCTCGTCAACGTCTCAATCTGCTGCCTGAGGATAGTGAGGGCCGACATCATCCGCTGTTGCTCGGCGGCCATGTCCTGCAGCACCCACCACAGGAACTCGACGCGGGTCTCGGGCGTCATCGCCAGGAAGTCGCGGAACATCGCCTCGGCCAGCCCCTGGCCCTTGAGCCGCATGCGACCAGCCTGGATGATATCGAGCGGCTGCGGTCTATTCGCGATCTGCTCGGACATAGTCTTCATGTTCGTCTCCCTTCAGGATCGCGTCGATGCGCGCCTGGATCTTGCGCTCACGCTTGAGCTGCTTGAGTAGATCCCTCGGCTCGATGAAGAGCATCTCGTCGGTGTCGGGCACGACCCGGACGCGGACCTTGGCCACCGATTCGCACAAGGCGTCGTCGTAGGTGAAGTTGAACTGCAGCCCCTGCTTCTCATCGCGGACGGTGCCGACCTCTTTGCTGAGTTCGTCGTCCTCGCCGATCGCGCGGATCGCCGCCCGCACCCGGAAGAAGCTTCCCGGCACTCGGTGCTTCCACATGCCCCGCGCCATGTAATTCATGTAGCCGCGGAGCTGCACGTCCGTCCGTTGGCCATCGCTCGGCTTGAAGTTGCCGAGCACCTGCATCGCGCAGGCGGCGAGTCGGATGTCGGTCCCGCCCAACTTCTCATGGGCGACGAGCTGCTCGATCTCCTTCTGCCATTGCATCACCTGCGCCAGGCGCGAGGTCGCCTTGTTCTTCGCTTCGCCCATGTCAAACTCCCGGATCCTCGTGACCTATTCTCTTGATCGCCGCGTAAATCATCGGACACGCATAGTATTCGCGCCCCTCTGGCCGATCTTCCGTGTAGCGATACCAGGCGCTCCGGCTCGCTCGACAGACAATCACCACCCACGTCATCGTGCAGTCGACCGAGGCGTAGAGGTAGGCCAGCTTGCCGCCGTCGATTATATTCGAGCGATTGCAGAAGATGTGCCGCTGGCCCGTCTCGCGGTGCCGGAACGAGGGCGGCCAGATCACATCGCTGAAGGGTCGCGACAGCCCCTTCACCTCGATGTAGGCGAGCTCGCCGCCGTCGAGCCACAGCTTGATGTCGCCGGCGTCGCGATAGTACGGGTCGAGCTCCCCGTTCGGCAGCCGCACCGGCGGAATGTACTCGACCGGGTAGCCATAGTCGGCGAACCAGGCGCAGATCTTCTTCGTCTTCGCCTGGCTGGCCTCGACGCGCTCCAGGTAGCTAGGCATTGAACAACACCAACTCTTCCGGCGGCTTCTTCCCGATCGTCGCGCTCGCCCAATCCCACACCGCCAGCGCGTCGCAGCGATTGTCGTCGTCCTCGTCGCGCCCAACGTAGCCGAGCTGAATGCACCGGCTGATCACCGCGACCTTGCCGAACTCGCGCCCGCGATGGCTCGCCTTGCCGGTGAAATGCTTGCGCACGGTGAGCACCGGCACCTCGACCCGCTCGATGCCCCAGCGCCAGCAAATCGCCTCGATGATGGCGTGCTGCCCATAGGCCGCTCGCACCGCGTCCTCGGCCGTCCCTAGCTTCGTGTAGGCCCGTAGCGAGAGCGGCGCCTCGACCGCCACCAGGTCGGGCCGCCGGCGTCGGAAGGCGTCGTCCAGCCACTGCAGAAGCTCGCCGAAGGATTCGTCGATGCCGGCGCGCACCTTGCCGAGCTGCGCCGAGCCGGAGTGCGGGTGCTTGCTGCCGGCCTCGCCCTCGGCGAAGCCCATGCGTCGACCAACGTCCAGCCCGATGATAAACATTGCGCTCCTCTGGTGGGGCGGACGACACCCCGCGATCGCCCGCCCCCGCGCTCAAGCCCCGCCGCTCTAAGGGCCGAGCGCTTCTGGTGCCTTCTTGTTCGGTGAGAACTCGCCGCGGCGCACCGCCGCCTGGAATTCGGCTTCGCTCTCGGCGAGCCGACGCTCTTGCTCTTCCGTCGGCACGCCCTCCCGCGTCCACCGCTCGCGCAACTGATTCTCGTCCTCGCCGGGAAACGTTCCGATCAGCGGCTGGATCTCGCGCCAGATGCGCTGCAGGTCGGGCGACAGCGATGCGATGAACTCATTGCGGCCGGCCTGATAGATGCGGTCCTCGACCTCGAAGCGGACCAGCTTCGGGTCGATGCCCTCGTTCTTCGCCTGCTTGAGGATCTCGCGCCGGTCCTCTGCAACACTCTTGCAGTCGAGCATGTATTCGGAGTGTAGCTTTCGCCGGTCGCCCTCGACCTCCAGGATCCTCTGCACGAACTTGTCGAACGTGCCGGGGTCGACCGTGTAATTCGACGCCGGCCGCTCCTTCTTCGGCGCCTTCCTCTCTCTCGCTTGCTTAGCCATTACTGTCCTCCTGGTTTTGCACGTCAGCTCGCCAATACTTTCGCAGCTTCACGACAACCTCGAGCTCAACGTTCTTTCCACTCTCGATCCGGCTGATGGTTGCTTGATCAACCCCGACCAACTCCGCGAGCCGCCGCTGCGATAGGCCCTTCCGCGCCCGAAAGGCGCGGCTCCGCTCGCCCAGGCTACCACCCGTCGCCTTGCCCTCCATCATTTCCAGGATCTTGGCGGCTTTCCACGGTTTCCCCGGCATCCCGAGCACCTCAACTTTCATTGCATCAGATTGCGGTCGGCATTATATTCGGTGGGCGAAGAGAGTGTAACCGGGAAAGGAACCCACCTGTCATGCCTACAATTGCGCAGCGCAATCGCCGCGAAGCGCTCCTCGACGCCGAGGGCCGCGGCAAATCTGATTTCCGCGATGGCGTGCCGTTCACCGGCGGCTTCGATCTCTACCCCGACGACAAGAGTAAGCGTCGCCGCTGGGAGAGCGGCTGGTGCGAGCAACAGGTGCGCGACCAGGAAGCCGACGACATCCGCGACAAGTGGCGCGCCAACCTGTCGGGGGGCTGGTGATGAAAATCCCCAGCGCTACGCCGAAGCAGGTGCTCGACGCCATGCGCCAGAAGCGCACCGTCGATCCCGAGCGCCTCGGCAATTTCATGGACATGAGCCCAGCCGATCGCGACGAGCTCCTCTTCCGCCTCGTCACGATCCTCGCCGCCGCAGTCGACGAGGACTACCGGAAATGAGCTACGCCATCCGCCGAATCTACAATCACGAAGGCAAGCGCATGTGGGCGATCTTCCTCAAGGGGAAGCCGCCTCACCTCGACCTTCTGCTCAGCGCTCACTACCGCCGGCGCATGGCCGAGCAGATCGCTCACGACTACCGCCGGCTCGATCGGATCCACAGCGACAGAGAGAAAACCTTCCCATGTTGACACCGAAACCCCTGCCCCAGCACTACCCCGAAGACCTCCGCGAGCACCTCCGCCGCGGGGGTCGTTTCATTCAGGAGCTCGCCGCCGTCATGGTGCCTAAGCCGCCCCACGGCGACGGCCAGCGCGCCGTCGAGTGCATGAAGGCCGCCGCCCTGCTCCAGGTCTTCAGCGAGCTCGTCGACATCTCCGCCCAGCACCTGGTCGGCCGCATGGATATAGAATTGCAATGCTTGTCGACCGGCGAGATCATGCTCGCCAAGGAGCCGCTGGCGAAAGCTCTCGGCCCCGTCATCGCCGCCTTCCGCGCCACCGCCGAGCAGGACGGCATGGCCGGATTCGATTTCGCCTGCCAACGCCTTCGTGAACAGCTCAGCGACGAGGATTTTCGATGAACCTCACCAACCAGCCCGACCCCGCGATCGAGATCATCGACCGCCTGTCGCGCGACTACGACGACCTCAACCTGGCGATCGCCGACTACGACGCCCAGGCCGCGGCGCTGCCCCTCGAGATCACCACCAAGGAGGAGCACGACCGCATCGCGGACTTGGTCGCCAACATCCGCAAGACCGCCAAGCGGGCAGAGAACGCCCGCACGGCGGAGAAGGCGCCTTATCTGCAGAGCGAGCGAGCCGTCGACGGATTCTTCGGCCCGATCGGCTCGGCCCTCGACCGCATCGCCGGCGAGCTCCTCGAGGAGATCACCGCCTACCTCAACCGCATCGCGGCCGAGGAGGCGCGACGCCGGCGCGAGGCCGCCGCCAAGGCCGCCCAGGAGGCCGAGGAAGCGCGCAAGCGCGAGGCCGAGGCTCTCCGGCGGGCGAACGACGAAGCCGCAGCCAAGGACCGCGCCAGGGCCATTGCCGACGCCATGGAACACAGCGTCGTCGCCGAGGCCGCCGACGCCAGGGCAGCTGAGGAGACCGCGGCCGCGGCCGCTAAGCCGGCCGAACGCGCTCGCACCCGCTCGGCATCGACCGGCGCCCTCTCGACGCTCCGCTCGGTCTGGACCCACGAGGTCACGAGCTACGACGAGATCCCGCTCGATCGTCTCCGCCCGTACATCTCGACCGCCACCATCGACCAGGCGATTCGGCAATTCATCCGCAACGGTGGCCGCGAGCTCGACGGCGTCCGAATCTTTGAGACGGCGAAAGGCACGGTGCGCGGATGAGAGACTGGCGGGCGGAGGCTCGACGCCGGCGGCTGCGCCGGACGAAGGTGGCCTATCCGCCCGCCGACATTCCCATCATTGGCCGCAACGAAGACGGCGAAACCGTCGAGTGGACCGCCGAGGAGGTCCACGAAGACATCGCCAGGTCTATGTGGGAATATGATGCATCAGACCCCATGGCGCGACGCGCCTGGGCCGGCGACCAATGGCCCGACGACAACAGCCCGCAAGCAGTCAAGGAGCGACGAGAATGGCAGGCGAAGCAGAAGCAGCGGTCGATCAAATCCCCATCACCAGCCGCTGGCAGTGGCTCGCGGAAAGGCACCAAGACATCACCGCGTCGGTAGCCGGCGCGCTCTTCAACGTGCATCCCTACGTCAGCGCCCTGCAGGTCTATCAGGAGAAGAGCCAGCCGCTGCAGCTGAGCGGCGAGCAGTCCGACGCCATGGAGCGCGGCCTCATGCTCGAGCCGGTCGCCGAGACCATGCTCCGAAAGAAGTACCCCGATTGGAACATCTGGCGCCCCGAGACCTACCTCCGTGACGTCAAGCGCCGCATCGGCGCGACACCCGACCTCGCCGCCACCGACCCCGCCCGTCCCGGCTGGGGCGTCATCCAGGTCAAGAGCGTCGAGCCGGGGATCTTCAAACGCTCCTGGCACAACAGCGCCGGCGAGCTCGAGCCACCGCTCTGGATCGCCATCCAGGCCCTGGTCGAGCGCGAGCTCATCGGCGCCAACTGGGCCGCGATCGCTGCGCTCGTCGTCGGTCACGGCATCCAGCTGCACCTGGTCCCGGTCAACCCTAACCCCGGCGTCATCCAAGAATTCTATCGCCTGGCCGCCGAGCTCTGGCAGCGCATCGACAATCACGTTCCGCCCGAGCCGACCAGCCCCGAGGACGCCGCCGTGCTCCAGGCGATGTTCGCCGCGCCCAAGGGCAGCACCATCGACCTCCGCAGCAACAACGAGCTCACCACCCTCGCCGACATCGACGAGCGTCTCAGGGGCGAGATCAAAGAGGCCGAGACCCGGCGCGGCATCATCAAGGCACAGTTTCTCGCCGCGCTCGGCAACCACGAGGTCGGCATGCTCGCCGACGGCCGCCTGCTCATCGGCAAGAAGATCGATCGCGCCGGCTATGTCGTGAAACCCACCAGCTACGTCACCGTCACCGTGAAGGATCCCAACTCATGAACGACCAGAACACCGAACTGCAGACCTCCATCGGCCCCGAGAAGGGCAAGGTCGACGTCAACGTCGCCAAGGAGCTCATCGTCTCCAACGATGCCGGCGGCATCGGATTTAGGAACGCCAACGAGGTCATGGAATTCGCCAAGATGATGGCCGTCGCCGGCGTCGCCGTGCCGCCCCATTGCCGCGGCCAGTCGGGCGTCTGCCTGGCGATCATCATCCAGTCGGTCGGCTGGCGGATGAGCCCCTTCGCCGTCGCCCAGAAGAGCTACGAGGTCAACGGGCGCATGGCCTACGAGTCGCAGCTCGTCCAGGCGATCATCCTGCAGCGCGCCCCGATCAAGGGCCGCTTCAAGGTCACCTACGCCGGCGAGGACGCGAACCGTACCTGCACCGTCACCGCCGAGCTGCTCGATGGCCAGGTTGTCGACTACACCTCGCCGCCGATCGGCCGCATCAAGGTCAAGAATTCGCCGCTGTGGGTCGCGGATCCCGATCAGCAGCTGTTCTACTACTCGGCCCGCGCCATGTGCCGGCGGCACTTCCCCGACGTGCTCCTCGGCGTCTACACCCCGGAGGAGCTCGCCGAGGCGACCGAGCCGGCGCCGCAGTCCCGACTCGAGCGCGTCGTCAGCGCCGACACCATCGACGCGAAACTGAACGCCCTCGTCGCCAAGGCCGACGACGAAACCACCGACATCGAACCCGACGGCAAGGAGACAGCACCCTCCGCGCCGCCGGTAGCCGCCGAGGCTAAGGAGCCGCTCTCTTCGCAAAGCGCGGGTTCCACTCCCGACGCCTCGGCGGCGCCCATCGTCGAAGAGAAGGCGCCCACTGAGGCCGAGGTCATCGCGCCGACGGCGATCGACGGCAAGCAGCGCACGGCCCTGCAGCGCCTGCACAAGGCCCTCGAGGGCGCCATGACCTCCCGTGGCGTCGAGAAGGGCATCGCCGCCTGGCGGGCCGACAACGCCCCGGCGGAGGGCACCCGCGCCGACCAGGTGGTCAAGCTGCTCCACCGCGCTCATCTCGACCGCGTGCTCGCCAAGACCTCGCCGGCCGACGTCGATCAGCTGTTCAAGAAGGCTCTGGAGTTCTGATGGCCGGCCTCGACGCCCTCCGCCTGCAGATCGAGCGCATCGGCAAGGTGCGCCCGATCATCGTCAAGCGGCACTACGACACCGGCGCCACGCACGGGCAGATGCGCTGCCCGATCTGCGACAAGGGCGTGTTGACCTGGTCGGTCGCCAAGCACCGCAACAAGCACGTCCGCGCCGCCTGCGACACCCCCAACTGCATCAGCTGGATGGAGTAACCGATGATCTTCAGCGACGAACAGAAACTGCAGATCTGCCTGCGCGAGATCAAGAAGCGCGAGTGGGTCTACTCGGGCCAGGTCACCAAGGGCAAAATGAGCCAGGCCCAGATGAACTACGAAATCGAGGGCATGAAGGCGATCGCCGACGACTACCGCAAGAAGGTCGAGGAGGGGCGGCTCATATGAGCGAGTACGCCCGCGGCTTCTTCGACGGCGCGGTGCTCGCCGTCGTCGCCGCCTTCATCGTCGCCATGCTCCTCTGCACCGCGGTCCATGCCGCCGACCTCGAGCAATGCCGCAAGCTCGGGATCCAGGTCGGCCAGGTGGTCGAGGCCGCCACCGATGATTTTGATCTGCGTCAGTTAGTCGAGCAGCGCGTCGAAGCGCACTGCATCGTGCTCGACGAGCCAGGCCTCAGGGTCAAGGTCGATTCCTCCGGCCTCGGCACCGTCCCCGCCACGGGCCCTGAGGAGACCACCAGCGCGAAAGATCGCTGGTGCAAACGCCACTACGCATCCTTTCGGCCGAGCGACGACACGGTGCTCCGCCGAGGATCTCGCAACCGAGTTCCGTGTCCGTACAAGGAGTGACCAATGCCTAAGATCCACGTCGTCGGAAATCCCCCGCCAGTCATCGATGCATCCGCACCGCTTGACCATCAGTGGGGGCAGCTCGAGGCCCTCTGCCAGGCCAAGACCCTCGAGGCTCATATCATCGAGATCACGCCAGATCTCGCCGACAAGATCCTCACCGAAATGAACACGCTCAACCGCAAACGCCGGCGGGCCAAGATCAAACTGTTCGCCGCCGATCTCGACGCGGGCAAGTGGCTGCTGACCGGCGACACCATCAAATTCGGGAAGGGCGGCGGCCGGCTGATCGATGGCCAGAACCGCCTGACCGCTTGCGTGCTGAGCGGCAAGACAATGGTGACGCTGGCGGTCTTCGGCGTCGAGGAGGATGCCTTCCTCTACACCGACACCGGCAGCGGGCGGAGCAACCCGGACACGCTCGAATGCATGACCGTGGCCAACAGCAAGATCGCCGCCCAAGCCGTCCGCTGGATCATGATCGGCCTCAACGAACAGGGCGATCGAGGCGCGTCGTTCACGAACCCGCAGATCGCCGACTACTACAACAAGAAGATCGATGCGGATCGGCTGAATTGGGCGATCGCCGTCGCGGCCAAGGCCGGTCGCACATTGCCACCCGGCGCCCTGGCCGCGCACCTCTACTGGCTGGACGAGATCAACCCGCAGGCCACCAAGGCGTTCGTCAACGACATCGGCAAGCGGCAGCACAAGGGTGTCGGGGCGCTGATCAGCTTCATCGCCGAGGAGAAGGCTGCTCATCAGGGCCGCCTGCACGAGCACTACACCAACGCCCTGATCGTGCTCACCTGGCTCGGCTACCGCGACAAGAAGCTGGTGACCAAGGCGCGCCTCAAGAAATACTCGGTCAACAGCGAACCCTACCCGAACGTCCTGCCGGTGGCGGTCAAGCCCAGCAAGGAGTGAATGATGGACCTCTCCGAGAAGGGCCAGGCCTCGCCCGAGTATCACCGGCTCTACCGGATTCTCTGGGATGCCATCCCCGATGGCGCGCCGGCCGAGCCGATGCTCAATGCCGCCCTCATGGTCCTGGTCAACGCCATCGCGCGCATGGCCATGACCAAGGCCGACGCCCAGTCCCTCGCAGAGCAAGCCGGAGAGCACATGAAGACCCACGTCGACAAGGCGTGGGACCACTACGCCCAGCAATCCGCCGACGAGGGCGCCGGCCGGATGCTGTCGTGATGCCGACCTACATCATCCAGTTCTTCGAGGAAGGCTTGTTCCGATTCGGACGCCACCTCTGGGGCCCTGGCCGCATCGCCCGCCCGCGCCGCTGCATCTGGTGCGAGCGGACCATCGTGGCCGGCGACCTCGCCTACCGCGCCATCTGCCTCCGCAACGACACGCGGAGGATCTGCGCTCGCTGCATCGAGGAGCTGCTCGATCAGAATTTCGTCCCACTGCCAACCAAGGGGGAGAACCCAGTATGGACGCCGAGACACAAGAGGGTAAACGTCAACGCCGCTCGATCGGTACGGAGCTCGCGGAGGCGCGGGCGGAAGTCGCTCGGCTACGATCGGACAACGAAGAGCTGAGCCGTAAGCTGGCCATGGTCAATGCCGATTTCGGCGCCGCCCAGGCCCTGCTCGAGCAGGTCAACCGCACGGTCGCCGCCGTCATCGAGCGGCTCTCGGCGCCGTTCTAATTTTTCCACAAGAAAGGGAACCTGGCTGCATAGGATTAGGTTATAGTGCGTCGCTGCCAGGACCGGTGCCCCCCGTCTGGCAGTGCGTAGCCGGGAGGAGACTGTAGCCGCCGCTCTATCTCCTCCCGGCAGTTCTTCAGAGCCGGTCGATGACCATGCCTCTGAACTGATCGCAAACCTCACCAGCATCGAGATTCGGATCCCACGGCAGCGCCGTGATGTCCCATTTTCCGCTCTGGCTGATGCCGAGCTGCTGCTGAACCTCGCCGTGCTGCAGGACCGTCTTCGACGTCACCCCGATCTTGTACTTGCGGCAGAGCTGCGCCGCGATGTCGGCGAGCAGCGACCACTGCTCCGGCTTGAGTGGATATTTCCCGGCGTTGAAGGGGCTCTGAATCGCCCCGGCCATGCACGCCGCCGAGACGCCGATCGCGCCGGTGTTGGCGTCCTTAGTGTGGGCGGCGTAGTCGCCGTCGGAGGTCGAGACGTTGTCGGCGATCGAGTGCTTGCCGCGCTGGATCTTACCGTCGCCGCCGACGATGAAATGATAGTGCTCGAGGTCGTCCTCGCTCGGCGTGTAGCTGCCCGCCGTCCAGTGGATATGGATCCGCTTCATGCTGCAGTCGGGCAACCAGTCCGGCGGCAGCGGATCATCGCCCGATGGCGGCGGCGTGGCCTCGACGAGGATGAGCTCCTCGCCCGAGTCGAACCAATCCTCGCTCGCGTGCTGGGTGCCCAGGCCCCACAGGCCATCGATCGATGCGTCCTCACCGCTGCGGTAGAAGGCCTGCGCCTTGAGCGAGCTCTGGAACGTCTTCGGTGAGATCTTCATTCGGGTGCCTCGCCGGGATCGAGCAAGCGAACGATCTGCGTGTACAAGAACGACTGCGGCCAGCGCTTGAGCACGACGCCCTTGATGGTGCCGATCTGATCGGTCTTCAGCTTGATCTGCTGGCCTGGTTGCCAGCGCATGATCTTCTCGGCGAGCTCCCAGCGCAGCGTCCGCTCTTCACCGGAGACGCGCTCCTCGCCGGCGTAGGCGCCACCGAGAGCCTCGACCACGGCATAGCGGAGCGTCAGCGGCGCACCGCGGTCAGTGACCAGCGGAATGTCATCGCCCCAGATGCTCTGCAGCTGGGTGTCCCAATCGATGCCGACGATCGCCGGCGTCGCCATGTCGTTCATGCGCTCCTCCCTATCACTTCTGCGACAGCAATGCTTCCACCCGAGCGAGGGTCTTGACAGCTCCTGCATTGGGAACCGCCACGCCCGCCTTAGTATCGTCCTGCAGCTTCTTCTCCGCGGCGGCTTTGAGCGGTGCGGCGACCTTCTCGGCCAGGCTGTTGGGGATGGTGACGTTGGGGCCGCTTTCGGCCCAGTTGGGATCCTCGAGCCGCGCCTTCAGCTTCGGGTAGTAGGCGTCGACCGCGTCGCCCTCGGCCGTCATGTGCTCCGTGCAGTTGGCGATCAGCTGCTGCTTCATGGCGTCGTCGAGCAGCTCCATCGCAACGGTGGTGGTCGGGATCGGCATGGTGCCTCCTTTATGGTCCGATGAGACCGTGTGCGGTCAGGTCCGCCTGCATTGACATAACACGACCGGCGAGCTGCGCGAGGGTCACGGTGGCGGTGTCGTAGACGGTGTTCCGGTTGCCGGTGCCGGTCATCGCCACGTAGCCGGTGACGCGAGCGCTGACGACCTGGACGCCGGCGCGGTAGTAGGCGAGCGCGTTGACCATGCCGCCGCCCATGTCGGCGCCGGCGCCGTAGTAGAACCCCGCACCTATGTTCCACCTAAGCCCACCGCCGCCGCCGATCGTCGAGGTGAAGGTGAGGCGTCCATCCTCCGAGCCGTCGGTCGGATCGTCGATCGTGGCCCCGACCGAGGCGAAGTCGGTCACGTTGAGACCGCTGTCGTTGCCCTTAAACTCGATCCCCGAGATCCCGTCAGCTGCCGCCGGCGATGGGCTATTGCGCCAGAAGGTCAACCGGGCCGCGCTGTTCGCTCCGGGATCGGTCGAGGTCAGCATCAATATGCCCCCGCCGGCGCCGGTCGTGCTGATGGTCTGGAGGACCGTGAAGGTGTTCTGGCGGTCGAACAGGCTGACGCCGGCGATCTTGATGTCGGTCTGCGCGTTGATGTTGCCGGTGCCGGGATCCGCGCCGGCGTTGTAGTAGAACCCGTCGCCGAGCCTGAAGCGACCGGCGATGACGCCAGCGACGGCCGTTTCAAAAAGATAGGCCGCATCTTCCGAGGTGTTGGTCGGGTCGAGGATGGTGGCCCGCATGCGGGCATAGACTCGCGCTGTGCCCGTGCTGCTGTTGCCCTGGTAGGTCTGAATCATGATGTCTTCGGCCGCCGCCGGCGAAGCGCTGTCATGATTGAAGAAGAGGCGAGCGCCGGTGCTCCCAGGGTCTTGATTGACCAGCGTCAGGACGGGATTGGCGGACACACAGTTGATGACTTGCGCCGCGGTCCAGGTGTTGGCGCGGTCGAAGATGCTGACGCCGGAGATCTGCAGCTCGTTGACGTTGATCTTGCCGGTGCCGGGATCGGTGCCGCCGTTGTAGTAGAACCCGCCGCCCATCTTCCAGCGATTGGCCAGCGTGCCGGCGACGATCGTGTTCCAGGTATAGGTCGCGTCCTCAGAACCGTCGGTCGGATCGTCGAGCGTGAGAAACAGGTTGCCGTAGATCGTCAGATTGGCGCCGCTGTCACGCCCGTTCCAGTCAAGGCTTCCCATCGTGTCGGCCGCCGCCGGCGACGCGGAGTCGCGGAAGAGCCGGAGGCGCGGCCCACCCGACGCCCCCGGTTCCGAGGTGATCATGTCGAGCTGATTGCCGAGCGCATTCGTGCTGATCGTCTGCGCCGCCGTCCAGGTGTTCGCCCGGGCGAAGAGATTCGTGTTGTTGATGAAGAAGCCGGAGCTGACATTGACCGTGCCGGCGTTCTGGTCGTTGAGGCCGGCACTGGTCATGCCGACCATCAGTCCACCGCCGGTGGCGCCCGTAGAGATACCGTCGCCGAGCCGCATGAACTCGGTGGGCACATCGCCCCGCGCCGTGCGGAAAATCAGGTTGGCGTTGTTGCCGCCCGCCGCGCCACTGCTTGAGGCGATGTAAGCCGCC